GTTGCAGAGTTCTGGTTGTAGTTTGTAGCCGCACTTGTGGTAACCGTAGGAGCCGCTGTTGTGTTCGTTGCCGACCCTGTGGTCACTGTGGGAACAGGGCGTGAAGCATGCGCTACAACGCCTGGGATAATCATGTCGTCAAATCCCCAAACAGGAGCCAGGAACCATCAGAACGTTTGACAAGACTAGCGGTGGACCATTGAGCACGTAAATTACGCCCAAGAGATGAGTTAACAGTTACGTTGCTACCACCCGATGCCACAGTGACTGTGGACGTACCAGCCCTCACCAAATGGATGGTGCTTCCAACAGCAAAGTTTGAGTTGGAAGATGTTGGAATAGAAACCGTAACGTTTGCTGTTGAATACTCAACAAAATTGTTAATGTCTGTGATTTGCAGAGTATCTGATGACCCAGTCACAGCACGAATACTGGGGTATGTAAATTCTGCAAGGTTCTCCCAAGAACCCGATGTTGTCTTTACATAATATTGTGATTGACCCGCAACATCAGAAACAGTGGTGTTGACATAAGTGTCACCAACTGACCCAGTTGATGGAGCACCAGAACCAGAACGAGCGGTGTTGCTTGTAACAAAAATGCGCTTGTCAATGATTCGTGAGGTGGTAACGATATCACTTGTTCCTGCCGCACGGTAAACAGCGGCAAGGAATACATCACCATCTTGCAAGTCTGCAAATGTGGGATTCACTCCAGCAGTTGATGTGCCCAAACGTTTTTGTACTGTTCCAGAAGAATCTACAACAACGATGTCAAAACGAGCACTACCCGCAGTTCCTGCCGTAAGGTCAACAGTCTCGCCATTTACGATATGATAAACGCCATTGGAGATAACTTCTCCAGAAGCAACCGTAACATTGGTGTCTGGTGATGGTTGTGCAGTTACAGTACAACCCGACACAACGCCAGTTTTGCGGTTACCTAAAGCAACAAAGTCACCGCTGTCTGGTTCAGACTGGTCAAGTACCGAGGCTAGTGGGCTAGATGCGTTTGGAATGATGTAGCCCATTATTTACCTCAGAGAGTGTCGTAAATGTTCCCGTGTGCCTTCAGATGCTCATAAAGGTCAACGGGAAGATTATATGTCTTGCCGTCTTCAAAATTGAAAACCTTGGTGCCCCAGTACATGGTCCACGTGCCCTTTACACGACCACGCTTTGTGTCAGACCCTTGTGCTGGTGCAGGTGTTGCCACAACCTCATCATCATCCGAGGTTGGTTCAGCAAACACATTTTGATTTCTATTATTTGCCATTTCTTATTCCTTTTGTTAGGTAAGATTCCAGTGGAGGTGGGGTACTAGGCTTGCGCCGTTCCCCCACCCCACCGAGATTGATTGGATGGGTTCTCCCTTATCAGGAGATTGCGCCACCCAGCGTGTTCAGGAGAACACGGGACTCAGCGGTGATGACACCGAAGCCCCAGATTGCGTACCACGCCAGACCGTGCTCACGACCAAAGTCAATGACACCACCGTCACGCAGTTCCACTGGCAGAGCAATGGCCTGACCGAAAGCGTTGTCACCAATCATGATGGCAGAGTACGAGTCAGCCGCAGGCTCCTGAGCACCAGCGGTGCCAGGGGCGATGTCAACCACGCCCGAACCAATGCCCGAGGTCTTCTTGACCTGGGTGGTCTCAATGAACACCACGTCGTACAGACGACCAATCTCACCAAGCATGAAGTTGCCAGGAGCGGCATACTTCGTGACCTCAATGAACTCAGGCCAGTCACGGAGCGAACGAGCCTGCGACGGGTGAACGAAGCAAACGTAGGTATCGCCCAGACGGGGGATGTTCTGACCAGCGAGAATCTCCACTGCATCCTTGATGGCGGCAGGCGAGAGGTAGCCAGGGTTGGAAGCGTTGCCCAGTGTGCCAGCATCGTACGGCGAGATGGAACCACGGGTTGCGGCGGCATGGCGACCAAACACGACGTTCGGAGCAACAGCCGAGCCACCACCGAATGGAATACCAGCGGCGTAGAGGGTGTTACGGGCTTGAGCGTCCATGGACTGCGCCATGTGACGACCAAGAAGGCGAGAAGCCGAAGCCATCACGTCATCAAACGAAGCGTTGAGGAGGAGTTCGGTCACTGCGGTTGCCTGACCCTGCTCCTTGACGGTGATTTGAATCTGGCTTGCCGACAGAGCAACAGGCTCCATGCGAACGCCTTCAGTCAACTGTGCGCCAGAAACCTCGTCAACCGACAGGTTGTTGTAGCGCATGAAGTTGATGGTGAGACCAGGCATAACGCCCAACTCCGTCTTCTTGACGGCGAACTGCTCAAAGCGAAGCACGGGCATCGCCTGGAACAGAATCTCCTTGGACCAGATTGTCTGGATTGCGGGGGAAAGGGTGGTGTCGCTGGAGTAGCCAGTCGTCGTGATTGACGAAAGACCAGCACCAGTGATTGCGCCACCTACGGGTGCGGGAAGGGCCATGAGATATTCTCCTCAGTGGTTAGTGGTTGTTGTGTTTTAATACCGTCCACGGCGTGGAACGGCGTTCATGAGCCTGTCTCGCATCTTTGCATACTGTTCCATCGGCATATTGCGGATATCCTCCGCAGTCAACGTTTGGTATTCCGTCTGAGTTTCCATTGGCCCAACGGGGGGTGCCGTTGGCGACACTCCCCTCAGACGACTTTGCTGTTGCGCAGTCGCCTGCTGGATTGACTCAATAATAGCATTACTTCTGTCACGAAGCACGGCAATTGAGTTTTCAATCTCCTCCTCGCTGTTGCCTGCCACCAGGTCAATCAGTTCGGGGATGATGTTTTCTTGCTCCTCAGCCGCACGACGCTGGCGGTAGGAGTTGACTTCTTGGAAGCGACGCTCTTGGTCAAGCAGAGCGGCTTGTTGCTCTCGCTGACGTTCAATCTCGTTAAAACGAGACTTGTAGTCGTCTTCAATCTGGGCAAGTTTGACATTGAATTCGTCCTCTCGCTTGAGGAGGAGTTCTTTTGCACTGAGTTCGTTTAACTCTCGTTCACGGATGAAGTCGGCTTCTTTTGCCTTCCTCTCTTCGGCTTCACGACGGGCAATTTCACGCTCATTGGAAATGACGGACATTTGCTCTTCCATCGCCTTAACACGTGCATCAGCATCCTCAAGACGCTTATACATCTTGTCCTTTTCCTGCTTGCGGATGTTCTCCACGTCCTCTTCTGAGAACATTTTGGCAGATGCCTTCTTCATGGCATCTTCAACAAACTGCTCAACGACAGGCTCATCAACAGGGACAGAAATGATGTCACCTTCAGGGATATTAGGGTTCTTTGCCATAAGTATTTACCTCACTTGTTCGGCATTTAATTGCTGTAATAATGAAACGTTTTAATCGTCTTCGTCAGGATTACGACGCTGGGCGAACCTTGCTCCGTAAGCCTTGCTTACAATTTTATTTACGAGTTCCCCTTCCATTGGAGCGGCGGCTCCAATGCCAGGGAGCGGGGAGCCTGCGCCTCCCGCTGTAGATACATTAGCACCTCCAGCGGACACAGGTTGCATGCCCCCTCCAGCCTCTGGCATCATGCCCGTGGCGAGCATAATTGCCTGCTGGATTTGGGCACGCATCATGTCAAGAGCGCCCTGGTCAATGGCATCATCCTGAAGTTCTTCAAAGATTTCAGCCATTTTCTCGTTCGGGAACTCCTCACCAAGGATGCGCAGAGCGCCTCGCTTGGACTCCAGACCCAACTGCATCTTAGCCTGCGCCTCATTGAGTTTAATGAGTTGGTCCACAGGAAGTGGTTCGGGCCAGTGAACGGTTGTCTTATAGGTGTTTGGGTCACCTGGGTCTAATTGGGTTGCCTGGTCAACTTCTGGCTGTGCTGACTTAGAAGCGTCATACATCAGTAATTGTGGCTCAAAGACCGCAACAGTTCGGATTACTAATTCATTGACTCTTTCCAGACCCTTTGTAAAGTGAATCTTTTTCATGTTAAAACGATTCATCATTGGTTGGTACTGGATAGCCAGAGCCACACCAGAGGTGTTGGACACGGGCTGGAACTGACCCAAAGCGGTCTCAGGAACACCCGTAATTTCGTGCATAGTGCGCTTCAGGAAATTAATGTATTCCAAAGCGCCCGACATCTCACCACGGGACTCAAGGTTAAA